CAACTACAAGAAATGCCAATTCTTTAGTCCTGTAAATAGTTCAACAGTTGGCAAACAGGTAGATTTCAGGAACACAAGAAACTACACGGCTATGCCTCTGAAACTTAATCCTTTAGAAGCAGCATTTGTATGACATACGAACCACAAGTCAACGATTATGTTGAATGGACAAAAGGTGTTGAAGGTTGGGTTTATTTCAAAGATAGCGAATACATTACGATTGAGTATAATGTTCGCCCCAAAGATGAAGTCAACCTTGAGTGCTGTCCTATTCACAGAAATGAAAGATTGCTTGTGATTTGTTATGCTGAACAATGGAAAGAATTAAAATACATCAAGTCGCGTGAATCAATTTATGAAGAAGAGGAAAACCTTGTTTCGTCTTGTTGCTAAGGCTCTTGGAGAAAAAGCAAGTAAATGCGACAAAGAAGCAGATAAGATAGCACTTATCCGATTACTAATCACTGCACAAATTCTTATCACAAACTTCTTTATCATCTATGGTGTAATCAGAGTGAATCACTTTCCGATAGATAAGAATCAAAAAGTTGAGGTTGTGATTGATGCTTCAACTCTTCCAGATTATCAAACACCAAAACCAAGAGAGACTAATAAACCTTTTGAGTTTGAATGAATTAAAGTTACTCACCTCTAAAGTGTCTTAGTATTGTAAGCATGAATGATTTTATGGACTGCTTCGATGACATTCAAATTGAAGAACTCCAAAACTTTGATTTTGTTGGGGAAGATTTGAGTGATCTTATTGAAGAAGAAAATGATTTTAACATAAAAGATTATCTCAATAGCAATTATGACTATTGAGTGACAATTCTCAAACTGTCCACTAAACTCACCACTGACTCCAATTCTACTGTATTATAGACAAATGACTGAAACTGTTAATGTGCTTCCTCACATTCGTGAAATGAAAGAAACTTGGCGTCGTCAAGATTTCACCTTCACTAAGCAACAACAGGAAGAATACGATCTCTTGATTGCTGCTCGTCGTGAGCGTGTTAAGTATTTCTATGACAACGACATGGTTTGTAAAATGAGTAAGTCTGCACAAGACAAACTGCGAGATGCTGAGAACAACTAAATACTAAAAAAAGTAGTGTTTAGATAGTCCAATGCGTACTTTCAGCGAGTTTATGTCTCTTTGCGAAGCATCTGATTCTGATGCTGCCAAACAACTTGGTTGGGGTGGTGGTGCATCCATCACCCGTACGGGTGATGGTGGTAGGGTAGGAAGAGAGCGCAAAAAGACTGCTCCTGAAATTAGAAGAACTAGAGCAGTTGGTGGTGGCAAAACAGAACCTGTGGGACCATACAAAACACGCAAAGATGTTGGACAACAACGTGGTTCTTCAGCTCCTGCACCTGGAAGAGGTAAAGGTGCAACTGAATTAAAACCTGGAACTGCTGGAACACAAGGTAGTGCTGCAATGTCTGCAAAAGAAAGACAACGTAAAGCATACCTTGAGCGTAAAGCAAGAGAAGGTGGTAAAACACAACCAAAGACCGCATCACAAGCAATCTCTCAAGCAAAACCATCTGCAGAGAAACCAGCATCAAAACCACGCAGACAGTGGAAGACTGAAACTGGTGGTCCTATGACACGTCAAGAGAGAGATAAAGCAAGAAATAAAGAGAAAACAGCAGCAGCACAAAAGACAAAGAAATCTTCTAGTGAGATTCTTTCACAAATGCGTAAAGAGTATGAAGCAGGTGGTGGAAAGTGGAGTAATGCTGTTGCAGTAAGAATGAGAGCAAAGGCAAAAGCAGCAGCACAAGCATCAGGAAGCTGAGTCCAATTAAAGTTACTCACCTCTAAAGTGTCCTAGTAGTATGACTGATGCCTTCGCTATGGACCGAATTGAAATCCAACGCAAACTCTATGATGCTCGCAACGAGTATCTAAAAGCAAAGAAATCTGTAGAGTTTTGGCAACGTGAAATCTCTTTTCTGAAAGAGTGTGAAGACAACCTCAAAAAAGGTCGTACTGGAGATTGGTTGTTTAACGAAATGTTTGGAGATACTCCTCTGGCAGAAGAAGTTTATGGTGGTTGATTAACTGCTACTAGCACCCTCTACAGTCGTCTGTGAGGGTGCTATTCTTGTTTTTAGATACTAAACCACTGATAACCATGAATTACATTAAGATCCCTGATTTTGTCTTTGATCGCATCATCAATGATCTCCAGAAAGGTTATGATGTTTGCCTGGGGGTTGATTATTCCTCTAACGAAACTGAGAAGAGACCTGAGTATGCAACTGGATACAGTCGTGCTACAATGATAAGTGTGATTGAAGACCTTAAGCGATACAAACAGACTGCCAATTAAAGTTACTCACCTTCAAAGTGTCCTAATACTAGATGATGATACCAATGAACATTCAACTTCGCCCTCACCAAGAACGCGCAGTAAAAGCGATGGTGAAGTATGCTAGAGGAATTATCTGTGCTGTAACTGGTGCAGGTAAAACTCTTGTGGGTGTTGCTGATACTGTTCGTGAGTTTGCATCAGAAACTCCTAAGACTGTTGTTATTGTGAGTCCTAGGATTCTCCTTGCAGAGCAGCTTTCTCACGAATACCTCGAGTTTATCACTAATGCCAAAGTATTTCATTGTCATAGTGGAGAAACTCACTGGGAATCTTCTACTCGTCCTTATGAGATTCGTAACTGGGTTGATACTCATAAGGATTCTCATAAACTCATCTTTACCACATATCATTCACTTTCTCGCCTTCAACAAGCAGAAATAGAAGTAGATACTGTTCATATGGATGAAGCGCACAATAGTGTGCAAAAGCATTTCTTTCCTGCTGTAGAGCACTTCTCCAAGACTGCAAAACGATTCTATTCATATACTGCCACTCCTAAGAACTCCAATGTCATTGGCAAACCTGGAATGAATTGGAGTGAAGTTTATGGACAAATCATTGCAAATGTTTCTGGTCCTGAGATGGTTCGTGGTGGTTATATTGTTCCACCTAAAGTGGAAGTTAAGCAACTTCCTATGGTTAAAGGTCGTCAGGTAATCTTTGATCGAGATGCAGAGAATCTGATTGAAACGATTGATGACTACAAAGTCACCAAAGCTCTCATCTGCGCTAAGACTACCAAGCAAATCATTGGTCTGATTTCTGAGACTGACTTCTGCAAAGAACTTGAGGATCGTGGTTACTCTTGGATGGTGATTACGAGTAAGACAGGAGCAATCATTGATGGCAAAAAAGTCAATCGAGAACAGTTCTTTGATGTCCTAAATGCTTGGGGCAAGGACAATGATAAGAAGTTTGTTGTTATCCATCACTCTATTATCTGTGAAGGTATTTCAGTTTCTGGTCTTGATGCTGTTATCTTTATGCGTCCTATGGATTATATTGGAATAGCTCAATCTGTTGGTCGCATTGTGAGACTTCATCATGATGATGCCAAAGGTCTTGCTGAGGGTAAGATTCAACCTGGAGAACTACAACAATATACCAAGTCTTTTGCTCTCTGTGTGATTCCAGTCTATACTTCTGTGGGTATTTCAACCGCTCGTAAAGTTCAAGCAGTTGTTGATACCATCTTTACAAAAGGTGAACCCTGCATCTCTACAGTGAACCGCTGAGTCTCACCTAAGACTCAAGTGGTCATCAGGTGTAAAAACCTGATTTTTCTGCAATTTCATGTCACAGGTGTCATAGGTCATCCGTCACAATCAAATTCACGATTTATTGGAAAGTGTAATGAAAGAAGGATTTACAATGTTTAAAGATACCTATGCTGCAATTCCTTATGGAAATCAGTATCTTATCATTCACAATGGTCAGCAACTTGAGAAATTGTGTAGGACTGAAAGTTCCGCTCGCAAATATATTACCGACCACAAAAAAGGTAATTCACAAGCAAAACTTCCTGTGAATTAAAGTTACTCACCTTGAAAGTGTTCTAGTAGTGTAAGACGCATTTACTCTATGCCTCGCGCTCGCAAGCAAACCGCAAATGTTGTTGCTGATGTGAAAGTTCCTCAAGTTCTGATTACTCGGGATCAATACTTTCAAGATATTAAGGTTCGCTGGGAGATTCATCAGTATGAAGTCAACAAACTTCGTGAAGATGTGAGCAAGTTGACTGAAACTGTTGCTCCTTATGTGAAAAACGCACTGGATTTTCTAACTGAAAAGTATCAGCAAATCAGTGCTAAGTATGCCACTAACTGAAGTGGAACTCTGGACTCACTGAGTCCTTTTTTTGTGGTAGAATTAAAGTTACTCACCTTCAAAGTGTCCTAGTAGTATGAGCACTAAGCAAATGCAGAACAAACATCTAGAACATCCTGAAGATTGTATCCTAACTGGCGATCTTTCTGTTCTGGATTGGTTCTCTGAGGTAGAATCTACCATCAGTGTCAAGATGGATGGCGCTCCAGCTATTGTTTGGGGTACAAATCCTCAGAATGGTAAGTTTTTTGTTTGCACCAAAGCAGCATTTAACAAGAAAAAGATTCGCCTTTGCTATACTGAAGATGACATCTTTACTCATTTTGGTGGACAACCTCGCGTAACACAAATTCTCATCTTTTGCCTAGAGTTTCTGCCTCGCACTCAACAAGTGCTGCAAGGTGATTGGATTGGTTTTGGTAAAGGGTTGGATACATTTACTCCCAACACAATTACCTATAAGTTCCCTGAGAAAGTTCGTCAGGAGATTATCATTGCTCCACACACAATCTACAGTGGTTCTGATGACATTCGTGAAATGTCTGCTGCTCCTTTGATGAGCAAACTGATCAGCACTAAAGATTGTTTGTTTGTCCAGCCTTCTGTCGAACTGAATCCT